AAATTGGTCTATAGGGGGAGGGGTATAGGAGGAATTGTCTAAACACGACAAAATCTGGGACATTTGGGACACCCTTTCTCTCAATATAATAGAGATAAATTATATTGAAAGTCTTAAAATCCTAAAATCAAATTATAAAAGAAACTTTTGAGAGCATCTCTTGTGCTTGCTCATAATGGAGAGGGAAGGTGCTTCTTGACGGAAGTGCTTGTGATGGGTGTGCCTATGGGACAAACTTCCACCAGAGAGGGTAGAGGCGCCGACTTGTCCTTCGTCGTTTCTTGGGACATTGACCACAGCAGAGTTGATGACACCTCTAACAGAAACTCTAAAGTCTTTGAAGGCGCTTTGAAGTTGGTCGTAAGGTTCGTGGGTCTGTCCTCTGGAGTTGAGGGCGAGAAGGGCGGGAGATTGGGTTACTCTTTTGAAAAGTTCGTTGATGCTGTCTAAATCGTTGTTGATGTTTTCAATTTGGACGGCAGTAAGCGATTTCTTGTAAGGGGCGATGCTTTCGTTGAAGAATATTTGTGCGTCATCTACTGCTTGGGTTGCTTTCCCAAAGAGGGAGTTGAAATTGATGAGGCGTTGAGAGACACCCAATTCTTCTCCTTGTTTTTGGGTAAGTCCGTATTGCTGGTATTGATTTTCCAAATCTTCTCCAATTTTGTCTGCTAATTTTCTTGCTGTTCCTATATCTCCGTTGTCCAAAGCGTCTCTTATTTGCTGTCCAATCTCTCCACCGATTTCGTCTGCTAAACTTTGTAAATCGTCTGCTTCTTCTTGGATATCTTCTTCGTCTTCACTCCCTCCTTCTTCCAACTCTGTTGCTCTGTTCTGTAACCTCTGTATGATATCTTCTATTTGTCTTTTTCTATCTTGGTCCATTTCTTCCAATTCTCTCAAATAGTCTTCTGCGGTCTGCTGTGGTTCCTCGTCATCGGCACCGCCTTTAAGACGGCGTCTGCGACCTCCTTTTCTTCTGCGTCCAGCACCCTCTGTTCCTTCAAACTCGCCTTCTAAATTACGGGCAATGCTACCCTCCTTTTTGGAAGCACTTGGGATTTGAAGTAAATAGTTTCCAATATTTTTGATTTTGATGCGGAAAATCTTGACTTTTCTTTCTAAATCATCGGCAGTAATGACAATTCCTTCGGGAGAAGTCTGTTCTGCTACACTGTCACTGGTCGCCATTTTAGACAAGGAAATAGATGCTAATTTTCGTGATGTTCCATAAGTGCTATCTGGTAGTTTTCTTAATTTCTTTGAGGCATCGTATAGTGTCGGCATTCTAATATATATTATGATAAGATAATAATATATGTCAAAAGTTTTACATTAATCCGTGTTCTTTAATGTATCTGGACGCTTCCCCTAAAGACATTCCCTTTTGTTTCATTAATTTGGAGACCATAGCACCTCTGGCGGATTTAGAACCTCCTCCACTGCGTCCAGCACCATAGATAGCAGAGGATTGAGAGTAGGCGGTTAAAGGAGCGGGTATTGATTTGGCGGTCTTACTGCGTCCTTTGAATGGAGGTTTTTGGAGTTTAGAAGGAAGAATGGCGTGGGAGTAAGGCATACTATCTTCTAAAATAGCCCCGCCCCGTCTGCGACCCATTCCAGCGAGTTGTTGTGACCCGTATTCGGTTCCCTTTTCAATTGCTTTGTTTAATGCTTGGTCGGCGAGTTTTCTTACTCGTGGGTCATTGACTACTTTTTTACCAGTTTTGTGAAGGAAAGACCCAATATCTCTCAACCACTTTGGTGCTTTTCCTCCAGACATTTTGCGATGGTAGTATTCCTTTTGGAGATGGGAAGGAAGAGAGTGAAACTTCTTTTGTGTCATTCGTCCCATTCCAGCGAGTTGTTGAGACCCGTATTCGGTTCCCTTTTCAATTGCCTTGTCTAATGCTTGGTCGGCGAGTTTTCTTACTCGTGGGTCATTCGCAATCTTGCGCCCAGTATGAACGATGGTGTGACCGATATTTCGTAACCAGCGAGGAGCCTTTCCTCCAGCGAGTTGTTGAGACCCGTATTCGGTTCCCTTTTCAATTGCTTTGTCTAATGCTTGGTCTGCGAGTTTTCTTACTCGTGGGTCATTCACAATCTTGCGTCCAGTATGAACGATTGTGTGACCGATATTTCGTAACCAGCGAGGAGCCTTTCCTCCTTCTAAATCATCGGCGTCTCCTTCTTCGTCTCTGTGTCCTCCCACTTTACGATGACCCAAACGCATACCTCCCATAGGATACTGGGTGTCGTATCCCAAAGGCATCTCTGCTCTTAATAGAGACCCGCCAGAATAGACATCTCCGTCTGTCTTGATACCCTCCTTGATATTTTTATGAGACCCTCTGCCGATGCGACCTCCAACCAATTTAGGTGCTGGTTCTCCGTAGGCAAAAGGTTGATTGATTAACTCGGGTTCTCCGTAAAACTCTTTGGCGATAGAGGTTGGTTTTTTTGCTGAACCGACAGCCAAAGTAGAAGGATAGTCATAAGGAAGAGAACCCGAAGTCAAGACGAAATGCTGTCCTCCTTTACTTCCTCCTCCTCGCAATCCTCTGCTGTGCGTTTTGATTGGTGTTTCAACCATTGGTGGTGTATAAAGCATAGTAGGTTGAGGGCGATGGTCAATAAAGCGTTCCACATCATTTTCCAACATACTATAAATATGGTCGTTATAGCGTTTAGCATCTTCACTCATTTGTTATACTATAAAGAAAGAAAAAAAAATATGCCTAAACTGTAATGTCCCCGATGTCCCAGATTTTGTCGTGATTAGATAAATCGGTCTATAGGAGGAGGGGTATAGAGATATTTACCCAAACACGACAGAATATGGGACATCTGGGACATCTTCAAATATAAGAAAAAAAATTATATTTGAAACTAAAAATATGCTAAATTACTCTATCAATTTTCTAAATTCAGCAATACTTTTTCATTCGGTGTGCTTTTCCTCCCGAACCTCCGCCAGAGACGGCACCTCCACTTCCAGCACCATCTATAGCGTGTTCTTTGTGGTGTTTTCTGTAGTGTTTCATCATTTTACCTAAAGCACCCATTCCTCTATTTCCCATTCTTCCACCGACTAATCGTTCGTATTCAACACTGTCTAAATGAGCGACTGGGTTTTCACTCTTGGTCTTCAAGACTTGTTCCTTTGTTAGGATACCAGTGAAGATTTGAGAGGCACCAGTCTCGGTAATGAATAAACCAGAGTTCATAGTGACAACACACAATTCTGGAGTGAATTGATAACCGAATTGATTTTCACAAGTCAAGTTAAATTGTAATTGGTATTGTCCCAATGAAGAGGCACTCAAATAGGAAGGAAGCGAGAAATCATAAGAAGGGTTCAAGACCAATAGGGAACCAGATGCTGGAAGTTCATAAGGATAACCTCCAATTTCTGCTAATGGAACAGAGGCGTTTGGAGCAGAACCGTATTGGTATCTGGTTGGATTACTATTCAAAGAACTGGCACCAGTATATTGGACTTTACCAGAGAACTCTAACCAAGATTGGGCGGAACCGTTACGGGCAGAGATATGGTATAAGTCGTTGGCTGTAGCAGATGCTAACAAACCAGACTGATTGTTGAAATTGACCGAGATATTGGTAATCTTCAAGAAGGAGTTGGCGTAGTTCCAGTTTTGGTTAGACATAGGAACACGGGCAGAAATGATAATCAAGTCTGGGATTTGATTGAGTTGGATTGCTTGGGAAGTCAAAGTGTAATTGGTTTGGAAAGGAGCAATAGGTCCTAAAGTATTGGAGATGGTCAAGTATCTTGGGTAGTCTAAATATGGGACCACATTCTTGGTGGAGATTTTCTGGTATTGCTCTGGTTGAAGGGATAAGAAGTTGAATAACAGACGGGTGTTTTCAAAAGGAGGAACTTGAAGCCCAGTAACAGAGGAGGTATAAGATAAGGCAACTCCCGTAATAGCAGAGGCAACAGTAGGAGCAATAACACCATTCTGTTGGACAATAACAGTAGAAGCAGAGATAAGACGCTTACAAGTGTTGTCAATATTGAGGACCATAGACATATTGTTAATTCCTACAAGACCCGCTTTACACATTGGGTCAGTATTGATAAAAGGAGAAAGTGCTAAAAATGGTTCAGTGACCTTGACTTTGAAATGGATTTCCCAAGTATCACCAGCACCAGCAGAGACTAAACTTCCAGTAATGGTAGAGGCAGTTGAACTTACTGCTAAACTATTATCCACATAACTTCCATTGACATAGTGGAGAACTTCGTATCCAAGAACCTCAAAGGCACCTCTTGGGACAAAGTCGTCGTCGTATCCGTTGGATAGAATGTTATTCATAGGATTATTGTTAGAACCAGTAGTAAATCCAGTAAGGTATTCACCATAGGTGCTGTCTGGGTATGCTGGGGTTTCACTGTTCCATCTTGATAATTTACGCTTGTCGTTCATACGAAGAATGGAAGGTAGGACATCTTGTAAATTGGTAGAGGTGGATACATTGTTAAGTGTCAATTGGGCAGTCGTCAAAAGGGAATTGAATGGGAATGATTGTAGCGAGTAATCAATACCGTATTGAGGAGCGAGTGGAGGGTTTGGAACACCAGTAAAAGGATTGACATTAAGAGGGTTACCACTTGCGTCGGCATTTCCAGCACTTCCTAAAAGTTGAACCCATTGAGTTCCAAAAAGTTGGGAGGCGGAAACATTGACCTTTATTCCAAGAGTGGTTTGAATGTGGAGGTTTCTGTCAATCACAATGTTCTCACTTGGGATTTGGATATTGAATACGACAGAGGAACTACTTTGGGTAGTTGCTTGAAATTGTTGATAGGTGGATTGTGCTGGTCCAGACATAACACCAAAAGTCTCCTCATCGGTGATATCGGCAATAACTGCTTGCTCTATTAAGGCGGTTTTGAAGTCAGCGGGCATTATTATACTATAAGAAAAGATAAAAAAATCTGGGATATGAACTAAATTGTTTTATCTCTAAAAGATGATGCCTTAACTTTTGTAGTCTTTCTTTCTAAAGAGGATTTTGAGAGAGGCAGACCCACCCGCTCCAAGACGAAAAGGGACAAGTTCGCCACTTCGGGTCTTGTAATACACTCCCACATCAATGTTGTTGAGCGGTCTATTTCCTACTAAACTAATCATTCTAAACTCGGCAGTAGGGACATAGTAGATAAAAGGTCGTAAAGGCGTATCACTACTAAAGTCAGTGATGACATTATTAATGTTGTTGTTGTTTCCACTGCTTCCCGTTTGAACCACTCCATCAACAAAGAGAAGAGGTTGAGTGACTTGTGTAGGAATGATAGGCAGAGTGTTGGAAGTAAAGACAATGGAGACCACTGGGTTCCAGTTGTTAATGGTGCTTGTTTCTTGGACACATTGGAGGGCATTGAACAAGAATGCTGGAGAGACATTCTCCACAGTTCCAAAAGGGTAGGTGACTGTGTTTTCTTCGTTTTTCTGGGCAACATTGGAGAATATGAGTTGGAATGCCCTAAATGCGTCTATATTGGAGATATTGGTAGTATCGGTTATTTTAAAAGGCAAAGTGCTAAATATTTGTCCAAGTGCTGGATTTAAAAATACATTGATAGGACCTCCTCCAGTAGAAATAAAAGGCGAGTATCCTAAAACATCTGCGTTGATGGTTGCTGTGCTATTTGATGTGTTCCAACTCATAACTGGTGCGAAATCACTTGGGAGAGTGTCACCTCCCGCAGTTACAAGTGCTTTCAAAGTTTCATAACAACTATTAAGTGCTGTATTGACTAATCCAACAAAATACTGGTAAGAATAGACATTGTAGTATAATTGAGTGTTGTTTTGAGGTTGATTAGGAGCAATAAATTGAGGTGCTGGAACACCAGCATCTTGAGGGACATACTGGATATATTGCTCTGTTACATAGTTACTGTAGGACATAGCAACAGCATAAATAGTCTTGTTAGGGTCGCCATAAACACCACTTGGGTCTGGTCCAGAAAATCCATTATTGAGAGGACCACAAGGAATAATAGGAGGGATAATGACTGGAAGGGTTTGGGTATCCAGAGTGAAGCGAACCACACTCATCTCATAATCTTCTGGACAGTAAAGATAAGGAGTTGTTCTGGTTTCATTGAAATAGACTGGTTGAGGAACTCTATAGATAGTATCCACATTGGTAATAAGTAAATCAAAGTATAAGAGGTCTTGTTGTTGAGCGTTGGAAAAGGACATTACTATACTATTAGGAGATATAAAAAAACAGAAGAAAAAACGCCTAAACTGAAATGTCCCAGATGTCCCATATTTTGTCGTGATTAGGTAAATCGGTCTATAGGAGGTGGGGTATAGGAGGAATTGTCTAAACACGACAAAATATGGGACATCTGGGACATCGTCAAAAAGGCGTAGAAATAATCTTTTTCTAAATTATAGAATGGAAAAAGTCCCACAAGAAGTCTTGAATTGTTTAGAGGCGAACAAGAGATATATAACCCAGAAGTTGGAGTATCTGGACGACCTTTTAGAGGAAATAAACTACGAGGAGAATGCGAAGATTTGGAATGAGGATAAGTTGAGGCAGATGAAGGAGGAGTATGAAAGGGAGTTGAGAGATTTGATGGATAGAAAAAAGATTTATGAGGATATGGTAGAACAGACAGAAAAATATATTGGTAGATAGTATATTATGAACTTCTTTTACTTGTATTTCCTATGGAAGGCGAGTGCCTACAACATTACGGAACCTACGCCTAAACCTACGCCT